TTTGGTACACCGAAGGACTAAATAAGATTAATGCCAATTTACAACTTTCTTAATACTGAAACTGGCGAAGTTTTCGAAGATATGATTAGCATTTCTCGCAAAGAGGAATTGCTTGAGAAAAATCCGCACATTCAGCAGTTACCTACTGCACCAAATTTTGTTTCAAATACAAAAACACTAGACCAACGGACAGATAACGGTTGGAAAGAAGTTCTTTCCAAAGTTGCTGAAGCCCATCCAGATAGTGCTGTTGGTCGAAAATATGGCCAAAAATCCATTAAAAGAGTTCGTACAGAACAGATTGTGGACCAACACTACAAAAAGTGGAAGAATACATGATGTTCAACTATAATAAAAAGGAGAACCTATGGGACGCAGACTCGGCGCATCAAGAAAAATGCCTAATCTTGCAGGAGACGCAGAAAGATTAGAGAATAAAGAGTGGTTATTAGAATATAAAACGAATGACGCCGCAAATGACCCATGGAGTAATGACAACATTGCTCGAAACAGAGAAAGATACATTCAGAATCAGCAGAAATTTATAGATGAACACAATCGAAGACGATACAAAATGTAAATTTAGTTTTGTAAAATTACCGGAACTAGACTTCGAACTAAACGCAGTAACAACAGAATCAGGTAGAAGATACACCGCACCAAATGGTGAGGTGTATCCTTCTATTACGACAGTCCTTTCAAGTTACAATAAGAAAGCAATCTACGAATGGCGCCAAAGAGTTGGTGAAGAAGAGGCCAATCGTGTATCGCGCAAAGCTGCAAATCGTGGAACTAAACTGCATCTCATGTGTGAAGATTATCTGCGAAATGAGTTGACACCTATGAAAATGCAGAGTATAATGCCTGACACTAAAGAATTGTTTTTGCAACTCAAACCAAAACTTGATGAATGCATTGGAGATGTTTATGGTTTAGAACAGGCTCTATATTCTAAGACTCTGCAAATCGCTGGTCGTTGTGATTGCATTGCAGAATGGGATGGAGAACTTTCAATCATTGACTACAAAACTTCATCAAAAGAAAAGAATGAAGATTATATTCAGAACTACTTCATGCAATGTACCGCATATGCAGAGATGTTTGAAGAAATAACCGGTCGGCCAGTTAATCAAGTTGTCGTTGCAATTGCTGTCGCTGATGAAAATCCTCAATTTTTTGTGAGAGATAAACACTTATATGTTTCACAATTGAAGCAGTATATTTCAAATTATCGCTTGACAAACTAAATAATATCTTATATGATAGTCTGTGTTTGTAGAAACATTAAATCTTCAGAATATGAGTCTGAAGAAGAGTTGAAACAACGCATCATGGAAAATGATTTTTGTTGCGGGCTTTGTCAGTTGCAGTTTATTGACAAAGATAAAGAATTGCTGTATGAAGTTGACTGAAAGGTGTTCTGGACGTGGGTTCGATTCCCACCGACTCCACCAAAAGTGTACTGTATGGACGAACAAAGACGCAAATACGCTTACGAACTATTTTACCTTGTAAAAGGTCATCTAAAAAAGTTTGAAGATGATGACCTTGAAGGAATCATAAAAGATTATACAAAGCGTCTGTGGTACAATGAAGAAGCATTTTTGTATCACGAAGGATTCGAAGAGTCATATCGTGCATTTTCGATGGGGTCGCACAGGTTTCGACAGGGCGTTGAATAGGAAGATGGACAGCACGGCAATGCGAAAGCCGTAGGGTTGGGACTTCCCGACCGAAGAAGCGAAAAATGTAAACGCAAACGATAGCGATTACGAACTGGCTCTTGCTGCTTAAGCAGTAAGACCGGAGTTTCGAGACTGTACTTGGCAACAGAAACAGTCTCACTTCTTTTCATTATGGTGAAGAAATGAAAGTTTACATCTCAAATTACCGTTATCATTGGATCAGCCCATATACAATCATTGAAAAGGTTGTGTTCTGGCGAGACATTGATTATGATGAACCGATGGTTCAATTCTGGCACAATGTCATCTATCCGTTCAGTTTTTGTTATCAGAAGGTTATGGACTTTGTACATCCGAAGATTGACTATGTGAAGATTGACCGATGGGATACTTGGAATATGGATTCAACACTTTCCATGATTGTTCTTCCCATGCTCAAGCAGCTTAAAGAAAGTAAACACGGTGCTCCTGGCACGGATGACGATGATGTTCCCGAAGAACTTCGTTCAACTTCTGCACCACCCAAAGCCGATAAGTGGGATACAGATGATAATTGGTTCAAGCGTTGGGAATGGATTCTTGATGAAATGATTTGGACTTTCGAACAATTGAATTCTGACTGGGAAAAACAATTTTTTAGTGATTGTGATACCGAAGATGGCCGTCACTTCGACAAAGACAGATACGAAAAACATTCGAATCGAATCGATAATGGCCTTCGACTCTTCGGTAAATACTATCGCAATCTCTGGGATTAATACTAAATAAACTATCGGCATAAAATAACTCTACTCTACTTCAACTAAGCCGACACATAAAATCCCACCTTAATATACACATTTAAGACTATAAGCAAAAAGTCTACTTGATGTGAGAAAGAGAACTTCGGTTCTTCCTATCAATAAAAGGAGAAAATATGCTCTTACGCATTTTCGCATCTATTGTCGTCGCTGTAACCATTTTATTTTGCGGTTATAACATGACACAGAATTTTCATAACGAACCTTTGAGGTTGAAATACATTTCTCTCTCAAAAGATAAACAGAGAGAAATTGACTGCCTTGCAGAAAACATTTATTTTGAAGCTGCCAAAGAACCGAGAAAAGGACAGTTAGCAGTTGCGTTTGTGACACTCAACCGTGTTAATAGTGGAAGATTTCCTAATACGATTTGTGGAGTTGTCAAACAGAGAGATAGCTCAGTATGCCAGTTTTCATGGTATTGTGAAACGAAACCACATTACATTTCTAAAAATAAGCTCTTGACAAGAGAATCGAATTCGTTGTATAATGAGATTCATGAACTAGCAACATATTTCTATGTTAACCATGAAATGTTAGATGACCCTTCTAATGGTGCATTGTTTTACCACGCAAATTATGTAAATCCTCGTTGGCCAAACATGATTCGTACCGCAGTTATTGGCCGACACATTTTTTATCAAAAGAAAGGTGTAGCATGACAAACAAAAATACTTATTCCAATCAGACAATGACTATTGGCATCACACTAATTTTCCTTGCATTTATCGGTTCTTTAACCCACTACAATATTGAAGAACGTAAGTTGATGGCCTCAAATATCGATACTGCGGTTCAAAAGGGTATCGATCCGCTTTCGGTTCGTTGTTCTTATGCAAAGAGTGATGATATTGTTTGTGTAACCTTCGCATCTAATAGTCAACGCATTAATGTTCCCAAGTAAGGAGAAATTATATTATGTCAGTAACACAACAAATGGTTATTAATCAAATTACAAATCCGGCGGACAAGGAAATGTTGATGCGAGTTCTTCGCACCTGTTCCGATTCTTTGACTCGTATTTCCGCTGAACGCGATTTGATTAAGGATGAAGTGAAGTCTGTCTGTGATAAGCTGGAACTTCCGAAGCGACTTGTGAATCGTTTGGTTAAGACTTATCACAAGCAGAATTTTGATGAAGAAGTAACTGTGAACGAACAATTTCAAACTCTATATGAAACGGTGGTGAACTAAAATGAAATTTACTTTTATCTGTGAACGTGAAATGGATCTATTTGGTCCGAAAATAGTAAACACCACAGTTGTTGAGGGTGAGCAAACAACATATCAACTTTTAGAAAGATTTGAAGATTTTTTGAGGGGCAACGGTTATATTTTTGACGGCCACTTAGATTTTGTGGATGATTCGTGTGAATTTTCATCACCACAATTCGACATTGATGAGGAACTAAAAATTTATTCGAATAATGACCCAGAAACACCACATTCCTTACACTCTTCGGATTTGATTCGTCCGGAAGATTGTTAATATGCCGACAAAAGATGAAATGCTTAAATTTTCGAGAGCCATCGATTCTCTCGTACAAAAATCTGGACTGAATTATATAGAGGCGATTGTCGAACATTGTGCTGAAACTGGACTTGAGATTGAAGTTGCCGCATCTCTTATTAATTCCAATTTAAAATCCAAGATTGCTGCTGTTGCACACGACCACAATTTGATGAAGGAAAAAATCGCTCGATTGCCTCTATGATTACTGCATATGAATCGTTTTGTTTGTATCAAGCCCTAAAACTTCATTTCACAACTGATTCATTTGATTTCTTCAAGTACGGCGGTAAAAGTAAAGTAACGGTGTCTGCGTTTGAAAACCGTAAAGACAAGTGGCATTTTGCCAAGTTGTCTCGAAAGTTTTCAAACAAGGACGATTTAGTCAAGTACATCGTTGCAAACTTTATTGAGGATGAAAAGAGTTGGGTTGGATCCTTACTTGAAGAACAGGGCGAACTCAATTTCAGAAAGCGTCAAAAAGTCCTTCAATCACTCTCTTATTTCTTTGAGAATGATTGCCAAAAGATTTTTGATGGTATTGAGAATCCAAATGACGTTCTAACAGTTGAAGATGGCGAGTACCCAATTCTGTTGAAGATGTATCTACAGAAAGAAATTCAAATAGAAACTCTGTGCATACTTAACCAAATTCTCGGTTTCATGGGCTTGTGGAATAGGAAAATTTCTGATACCATTGTATGGCCAAATCATCGGATGAAGATACAAAAGTTTGCCGCATTTCTTCCGAAGGACATAGTAAAATACAAGTTGATACTGAAAAAGGTGATATCGTGAAGTATAAGAAGGTTTATTTGGACATGGACGGAGTTCTGTGCAACTTTGACAAGTTGTTCATTTCTCTGTATGGTGAAGGTGCTCTAGTGACCCGCGACAATAAGTTATTCACGGGTTCTTGGCCAGATTGGGTGGAGAATCAAAAAGGTTTCACGAAGCTGGAATGGTTTCCAGGAGCGCAAGAGTTGATTGCGTATCTCGAAAGTGTTCCCGATATTGAAATCGAAATTCTATCTTCTTCTGGCGGAAATCGTTTTCACGACCAAGTTCGTGACCAAAAGAGTATTTGGTTGGACAATCACAACATTCATTTCAAACGCAACTTTGTACCTGGTCGGCGTTTCAAGAAAGACTACGCAAAACCAGACACGATTTTAATCGATGATACTCCTGATGTGATTGAAAACTTCAATAAGGCCGGCGGTACGGCAATCTTGCATAAAGATATCTCAGAAACTTTGCCTATTTTGAAGTCGTTGTTGGGTGGCCACTAAATATATTCCTATATTATGTTTTTGTGGACAAGTCGTTTATACTAACTACACTCCGTTATACGAAAGGAAATACAATGAGCTCATTTGCTAATCTCAAGCGCAATCGTTCTTCACTTGACAAACTCACGAAGGCGATTGAATCTGTTACACAATCCTCTACTGAAGGTTCTAAGGATGACACCCGTTTCTGGCAACCATCTGTCGATAAGGCAGGTAATGGTATGGCAGTCATTCGTTTCCTCCCTGCACCAGCAGTTGATGGTGACGATGCACTTCCTTGGGTTCGTGTCTTCAATCACGGCTTCCAAGGTCCTGGCGGTTGGCTGATTGATAACTGTCTGACAACGGTCAACGAAAAGTGTCCTGTTTGTGAACACAACAGCACTCTTTGGAATTCAGGCATCGAAGCAAACAAGGACGTTGCTCGCAAGCAAAAGCGCAAGCTCTCTTACGTTGCGAACATCTACGTTGTCTCGGATCCTAGCAATCCTGAGAACGAAGGTACTGTTCGCCTGTTCAAGTTTGGCAAGAAGATTTTCGACAAGATTACTGAAGCAATGAATCCTGAATTTGCTGACGAAACTCCTGTCAATCCCTTCGACTTGTGGGAAGGTGCAAACTTCAAGTTGAAGATTCGTAATGTTGAAGGTTATCGTAATTATGATAAGTCAGAGTTTGCCGATAAGTCTGCTCTGCTTGATGGTGACGATGATAAGCTCGAAGCGCTTTGGAAGTCAGAACATTCTCTGAAGGAATTTCTTGACAAGAAGAACTTCAAGTCTTATGATGTTCTTCGTGCTCGTCTTGATAAGGTTCTTGGTTTCGAATCCGTCGTTCCCAAGAGCAAGGCTGAAGATGCAGTAATCGACACTTTCCGTGAAGAAGTCGATACTTCAGTAATTGACAAGTCTATTGCAGAAGATGAAGACCTTGATTATTTCAAGTCTCTCGCTGATGCAGACTAATTAAAGTCACATGCAGTTAAGAACCCCGCCTAGTGCGGGGTTTTTTATGATGAAGGAGAATACGTTTTCTCCGTTAATAACTTCATCATATCTTCGTCAACTACACTCGCAATCATAGCAGGAATAGCACTTCCGCCCTTTTGTCCTCCAGTAACGTTGTTGTTGACTATATTTACTGTTTCGCCTGTGCTTCCTATATTTTTCATAAAAGACAACCAATTTCCTGACATTGAATTTAACGCATCACCTTTCATTTTTGGTTCTTGATTTTGCGCTAACATAGTTGTATCTTGAATTTTTTTGCCAGTATAGGTAGACATCCACATAGCCTGATATTGTTGTGAAGATAAACCTTTGTTTGCCGTCAACTGTTTTTCTGTCATTTTTCCTTCAAGATTTCCCGTGTACCATTCAAGTGGGACTTTTGAAACATCTCCACCACTACGTTTCAAAATGTCTTTGATGTATGCGGCTGCGACAGCATCTTGTATCTCTGGTGGAGCATCTTTAGCTCTCATATACTCTCTTCCTATGCCAAATTTTTTCGTAAGAGCTTGCCAGGTTTTTGGCATGAATTGATAAGCTCCAGATGCACTAGAACCCGGATTTTGAGCTTTATAATTTCCTCCACTTTCTCGAATCTTTATCGTATTTAATATTTTTTGCATATTTCCATCATATGGTTCTGCATTGTTCTTGACAGTTGATAAGATTCCTGAACCAAACAACGAAGATGTGTTTCCAGTTGCACTATAAACTCTTTCCGTTTTTGGCATTTCTTGTTTTTCATCAAACCATAATCTCTCTAAATTGCCTCCAGTTCTTTCAGATATTTGCGATTTGAGAGTGTCTATCTGACCTTTTAGATAATCTCTCCTATCATATTCTTGTTTTAATTCTCTTTCGGTTCTTTCTATAAGGCCCTTAGATGACCCTCTTTCTCGAAGAACCATTAATCGTTTTTCTTTTTCATCAATACTTTTTTCGACACCAGATAGTGTTTTTTCTTTCGCGGATAACGATTCTTGTCTACTTTTCCATTGTGTGTCGGATGTTATCCAAGCGCCAGCAGCTGCAGCGGCTCCTCCGGCAGCAGCACCAATTGCAGCACCGCGAATACCACCAAATGCACCACCAACTCCAGCCCCGATGCCCGCGCCAATGGCTCCAAATATCAATGTTCTATTTTCATCCCACCAATTTAGTGCGATTGATTTTAAGTCTTTACCAAAAGCCATAACACTATCCGATAGGAAATTAAAAATCCTATTCATTCGATTTATTATACCATTTAATGATGAAGAAAATGCATTTAGGCTATCTGTAAATATTGTTGTATTAAGTTTTTTATCAAGTAACTCGGTAACTTGTCTGGCGAAAGATTTTTCGGAATCTGCATCAAGACCAAAAAAACTTTTAATGCCCTTCGAGATTTCATCGAAAGATTGTTTCAATCCACGACCAAAAATAGAAAAGTCTGTTTGACTGAACAACGCAGTAATTAAAGAACTTGCGGCTAAAGCTAAGATTATTCCGATAAAACCTAGACTGCCTAAAATGGATGCTGATAATGATAATCCTCGACCAGCTACTCCTACTGTGCCTGCTATGCCGGAAAATATTGATCCTATTATTGAACCAACACCGCCAGTCAAAGTTTTGAATCCTGAAAATAATGGCCCTAAAACACCACTCTTAGTAGTTTTTTCTTTGGGTTGCATTAATTCAGATTTTTTAGATTTTCTCTTATCAAATTCAGCTTCAAGTTTTTCTTCTCTCTCTTTAGCACTCAAGAAAAACCTATCAGCCCTGTCTCTCTGCGTGACTCCTTGCAACTTCACCAATTTCATCATGCTCTGTTTAACAACATTCATGTCCCGCATCATCACCGGCAAAGCCATTGAATTTTTTGCAACTATATCAATTTTAACAACTAACTCATTTAATTTTTCATTCTGTAATGATGACATTCCACCAACAGATGCACTTTCATCTTTTAACTTTTTACCTGTTTTAGACGTTTTATAACCACTAACTGAGGGAAAAAGTGCGTTCAACCAAGAACCCCTTTTAAATAGAAAATTTCTTATATCTCTTTTTTCTTTAGATATTTCTGAAGAGGCAGTCAACAGAGAAGAGAATATGCCTTCTCCCTCAGTCCTTTTTCTTTTTACTAATTCTCTGAATTGTGAGTTTGTCATTTCTATCTCTTATTCCTGTTTTTTTGCCTCTCGTTTTCTTCTTCGAGATACTGTATGAGTTTTGTTATGTAAATCGTTTTTTCCCAAGGTATTAAATTATCCAATTCTGTTAAACTATACTTGTGATGTTGCATGAGTGCAAAATTTGTCTCATAGTAGTTTCTCAGATTATCATGACGAAAAGTTAGACGAAAAAATTTTGGAGGCCCTCCACGGTTATTTTTTCGTGATGACCACACTTACTGCAATTGAAATCTAATTCCTTCGAAATCTTTGGTAAAGTGTCGAAGAAGTTTTGTATCTTCGCAAATTGTTCTCTAGTGAGACCGTCAAAAAAATCAATCAATTCCTGTCTATCAACGTCTTTCGAATAATAGATGGATTCGGAATCATAAATGTAATCTACGCATTCTAAAATGACATGCATGAGTTTTTCAACTTCATTGTCAGTTTTTAAATTTTCAGCACTTTCTATCGTTTTGAAACTTGGATATTTCATTGCAATTCCCAAGTTCTTCGAAAGTTCGATTTTTGTGTCATGATTTTTAGGTATTTGTGGATTTATTTCTAAAATGTTTACATCAAATTTTACAACATTTCCACAGGTCTGTTCTTCATTTTTTTCGTTTAAAACTTTATTGTTACATTTATATTGTAAGTCAACAATTTCTCCAACGGATCTGGCTCGAAGATTTAAAAAGAAAAATTCTAAATCACTCATCGGCATCTCTTCAACGTCTATATCTTCGATGCAACAGTTGTTAATTATTTGTTTGATTGCATCTACCATGGCCTTATCATCGTCCGACTCCATAGCCATCAGCAAAATCTTTTCCTCTTTAACTAAAAACGGCCTGAATCTATAAGATTTTTTAAGTAGGGGCAACTTCAATTCATAGGTGGGCACATCAATTTTGGGTAACATAAAATTTCTCCATTAAGTATTAAGTAATCGCACCAAAAACGCTTCCAATAACTGGCGACAAAATTCCGCCAGTTGTCGCATCAAACCATCTTGCAGCTCTACTTCCAAATATTGAGATGGCCGCTTGAACCAAGTCGTATTGTCCTTCGTATATGACTCTGTATTTTTGGAATGCAAATTGCACGTTTAGTCTATGGAAATTGTCCTCGGACCAACTCAAAGACTGAGAACTTATGCCTATAGGAAAGGCATCAATTAGTTCAACGGCATAAACTTGTTTGATAAAATCGTCATATTGTATAATTTTGATGTTTGTCATGTAACGAGTGTTTTCGCCCTTAGGAAACCTGAGATTGTTGGTGTCCGAGGGCATGATAGATTCTATCCATCTGTCAAATAATTTTCTTTCATAGAAATCTGCTGTGCAAAGAAATGAAAGTGTGATATCTTGATACTGAGTTTGATAGGGCACTTTATAGATTGGACCATAAATCTTAACGTCTGCGGTTTGTAGAGTTTTACCTGGCAATTCTGTTTGTTCACATTGTAACGCTAAATATCTAGAAATCGACGGGTTTGACGAATTCGATTGTGGATCTGGATTTTCACCCTGCAAAAAACTTGTAATATCTGAGACTAAATTGTTAGGAAGGTTTAAAAGTTGTTCAAAAAATGACTGACTGATAAAACTGTTAACATATGTCGGTACAGGTAATATAACCTGGAATCTAGATGGCTTTGCTAAACCACCTTTTGCTCTGATGTTTGATAAAAAGAATTGTGGTGCGAAGGACATTTAGAAACTCTTTTTGGAATCAGCCCAAACTTGGACTTGAGATTTTTTAACAAATTGTTCTACTGGTAAAAGTGCCGCGATATCCCATTCGTTCGCATCAATCTCCAAAAATCTAGACTCAATGTGATTGAACAGATAACGCTTGATGCATGGTTGTGCTTCATATACAGATGACATTGCCTTCAAAGAATCATAGTTGATTCTAAATCTTGTTTTTTCATCATAACGACTATTTGTGAGTGTATCGCTTAATTTGTCCAGAAGAATGAGTCGATACTTTGGATGCAGATAATGCAGATTCAAACCCAAAAATCCATCTGGATACATTTCGATGGGAATAACCAAAGGAAAAGTATCATAGTAAGGTAGTTTATCGGCAGTCTTTGGATTGTAAAAGTAAAAGTACATTTTTCCAATGATGGTTTTACTTTTCAATCTCTGTCTGTCCGATAGAAGTTCGTTTCTTGAAGGCCTGAGATTTTTAACTTTTGCTCGAAGCCAATCCCTCGCAGCATTGGTTCTGATTGTCAGACCTTCTTTTGCGAGTGATGTTTTGATTCTATCGATTAGTCTTTTAGTCGCCATTGACTATTTATATCAAATGCCGAGGTCTTTCTCCGTGATGACTTTGAATTCCCAGCCGTGGTCTTTGCAAAATTCAGTCGCAGCTTTCCATTTAGATTGGTTAATAATGTACGTCACAGATTCATTGATGAACTTCTGTGTTTTTCTCTTTTGTTGTGGTTGTTTAGTCTGCTTCTCGGGTTTGACTTCGAGAACGTAGGTCATTACAGTACCGTCTTTGCGTTTTGTCTTTACAACAAAATCAGGAAAATATCTGCGTTTTTTGTTTTGGATTGGATCGTAATACGGTATTACGAGTTCTTCTGAACACCACCAAATCACGTTTGGATTCTCATCAAGATACTTCATGACGCGAAGTTCCCAAGAAGAACGATAGACGATGTTGTTTGCATCGCCATTGTACTTATTTGTGTTTTTGGGCTTAAACCATCCTTTATAAGACATAAATACTATCTAGTCAACTAGGATTCGACATGCCCCTATTTTCTATCGCAGACATATCTTTCAATTCAGATAACCGTCGATTCGACGGAGTTTCTAGATTTGAGTCCGGTTATAATTTCCTTAGGTATCCAATTGATGTTGGTTCCACAGATAAGGGACATTACATGGTGATATATGTGAATGAACAGGTGAGGACGAAATATAGAAGTTCACCAGGTCCCGACATTCCAACAATTTATAAAAATAGAACGGAGTCTGGAACTCCAACTTTAGGTAGTGGCGTAAGTTCTGTGGCAAGAACTGCTGATAGGTTACTTTCAGAAATAGGAAACAATGTTAGAAATGCTGCCAGAGAAATTTTCACAAATAGCACGCAAAATGGTTCAATTGGAGGTAGAATTGAGTCCTTGGGACAAAGTATCTCTCAAAGCATAAGAGACACTTTCAATGACCCGAACTTAAATTTGTCTGACATATCTAACGAAAATTTTGGTATTGAATTTACAAGAAAACTCAGAAGAACTTCAAGAGCTATTGCTCTCTACATGCCTGACACTTTAAATTTTACACAAAATCAATCTTATCAAGACCTGTCTTTTAGTGGAAACACTTTGGTCACCGGACTTTTTGCCGGCGTTTCTATGGCAGATATGGTTAAAAAATACGGAGCTGGTATTCCTAGGACCGAGTTTGTAAATAACTTGGGACCATTTTTAGCAAATTATTTCTTAGGTAATGCTGGAACTTCGGCGTTATTTGGAACGGTTTCAAATCCACTCTTAGATGTGATTTATAGTTCTCCACAACTTAGAACCTTCCGTTTTGATTTTGCATTCTATCCAAGAAGTGGTCAAGAAGCGTTGGAAGTGCAGAATATAATTAATACATTAAAGTTTCATCAAGCACCAGAAATTGCACCAGAGGGAAATGGATACTTCATGGTGCCGCCCTCAGAATTTGATATCAAGTTTTTTTATAATGGCAGAGAAAATCCAAACATTCCGAAGATATCAACTTGTGTTCTTGAATCGATAGATGTTGATTACGCACCAAATGGATTTGCGGCTTATGAAGTTCCCGGCGAAAATAGTCCTTCGAGAGGAGGAACAGGTACTCCTGTTGCAGTTCGAGTTTCATTGCAATTCAAAGAAACCTTGTACCTCACAAAAGAATATTATGCGTCACCTTCTGTTGGTGAAGGCGACAACCTATCACAATCAAATGTACCTACATTTTCACAAAGTCAACCAACGGTAACGGTTAATAGAGAAACGCAGGGCGGTGCCTCTGGCGCAATAATTGGCGGAGAGGTGACTGGTGTTACAACAACTTGGGATGGTAGATAATGCCCGTATATTTTTCAAAATTTCCTAAAACATATTACTCATTTGGACCAAATGGTAGTGGTCTTGATATTGTCACAAATATTATTTCAAGATTTACTATAGAAGAAGATTTAAAAAATAATTCGTCAGTTTACTACGAATATAATATTGCAGATGGCGAAACTCCAGAAACGATTGCATCAAAGATTTATGGTTCTTCTGAACGTCATTGGATGATTTTAATGATGAATGATATCGTAGACCCACAGTTTGATTGGCCACTTCAAGAACAAACATTGATGAAATATATCGATGAAAAATACCGAGCAAATTCTGGATTCACTTCTGTGGGTTCTGGTATAAATTGGGCAAAAACAAACATACAATCGTATTATTTAATAATTAATGAAACTACTTCTTTTAATGAGGTTGAAAAAGAGCTGGAGGTCGATAGTATCACATATGCAAATAATGATTACATGAAACCTGGTTCTTCTTCAAATTTCGTATTAGATGATGGCACTAATCTTACGGTCTCTTTCGATAAAAAAACGATATCGTATTTTGACTATGAAGTTAGAGAGAACGAAAACAAGAGGAACATAATTGTTCTCAAAAGAGAATTTGTAAATCCATTAGAAAATGAACTTAAACGAGTTTTTTCTGAATAATGTCATCGCTCCAAGAAACTACACAATTTAGAATCGTAGAATTAAAACTCATAACCAGTTTTAATGAAGCCTTTGATGTGACTCAAATTTTCGATGAACTGAATATTTTCGATAACGTTTTCACTCCCTGCATGTCTGGCAATATTCTAATAAAAGATGCACAGAATTTGATAAACGTTTTGAAATTGAACGGTGATGAGTATTTAAAGATTACGATTGACAAAGGAGAATCTGTCGATGAAGAGAGTTTCTTCTTTCAAAAAGTATTCAGGATATACAAAATAACAAATCGAAGAAAAGAAAGTTTAACATCAGAATCTTATGTTTTACATTTTTTCTCTCCTGAATTTTTGTTGTCACAACAAATTAAAGTAAATCAATTTTATAATGGATCATATACAAATATAGCAAAAAGTATATTGACCGACTATTTGCGAGTGCCCGATTCTTCTCCAGGAAATGGTTTGTCGGGCATACAGAATTTCTTACCGTCTTTAGGAATTTTCGAGATTATTGTTCCCAATTTGTCTCCTTTCTCTGCGATAGACTGGCTCGCCAAAAGAGCAACAGGTGTCAACAACAAACCCGACTACTTATTTTTCGAAACTCAATTTGGTTATAATTTTAACTCACTTTCTTGGTACTTTCAGTTACCGTCAAGATATCAGTTAAATTTTAATCCTAAAAATCTGAATCAGGGCGACAAATACGATTTGTTTGGTGTTCGTGATATGAAAATACTTTCCCAAACAAACACCTCTGAGAATGTCTTTTCTGGTGTTTACTCAGGAACTTTTTTTGGTTTTGACCCATTGACGAGAACTATCAAGATAAATCAGTATTCGCATGATGACATTTTCAAATCTCAATATGCGAATAGATATCCCAATTTAGCAAATGATTCTAGAGCAGTTTCAACAGAAAGAATGTTTGATTCGAGAGTAATTACTTACCCATTTCAATTGCCTAGAATGGAAACCAATCCTGCATCGGAATACATAAAAGATAACTACCCTACTGCTTCTAATTTCATTGACAACACGCATGAATATGTTCTTCAAAGAAAGGCAATACTACAAAATTTAATGCAGAAGAGGCTTCGTCTTGTTATGGCAGGTAACTTTGGGTTGTTTTCTGGAACCGTAGTTCAATTAGAATTTCCAAAATATGCTTCGTTTGATGAAGGTGAGACCGAAAGATTTGATGATACGATGCGAGGCAAATACATAATACTTGGAGCTAGACACATCATCAGATACGAAAAGCATGAAACTGTTATTGAAATCGCTACAGATTCTACAAATAGAGAAATGTAATAATGTCAGACAACATTAAAATGATTCGTTGGGATGGAATTGTCGAGGACAGGAACGATCCATTTAAAACTGGCGGTGTTCGTGTTCGGATTTTCAATCCAAGAGTACATCCTTGGTTACCAAACGGTCAACCCGACACGACTCTGGTACCTACCGATAAACTTCCTGTAGCTCAAGTAAAAGTTTCACCTAATCAGTCAAGAACAACTTCGGTACCAGTCTTGGGTGAGTGGGTAACTGGTTATTTTCTTGATGGTGAAAATAAACAAATGCCCATCATTGATGGAACTTATGGTGGCATCACTTCACAAATCATTATCGAAGAGAATGGTCCTAGATTACCGGATGGCATAGTTTTTCGTCCCGTGGGAGAACCAATAACACCAAGAATGTCTAGAGGTGTGATGGAAGGCACACAAGTCGATTCTTCAAACCAAAAAAGAAGCCATGTGTGCAACATATATCCAGAACTTGAACTGATTGTTGGACAAGTAGTAATTAAATTTAATGAAGGACTCACTTTAATCAGAAATGCAATAAGAGCTTTATTGTCAAAACTTGGCCTCGAGCCTAGTGGCGAAGTTTCTTGGCTCTATAATTTTTTAAAGTGGTTGGCTAGAGAAATACGAAAAGTTCTAAAAGTTCTACAAAAAATAAATGAAGTAATAGAGAAAATACGGCAAGCATTATTGTTATTGGCGCAAATTCTTGCATACATTCTAAGTTTAGCTGCAAAATTACTGGCATTTTTGCGAGAATGTTTGAGAGAGTTTTTAGGTTCTATTTCTTCTGCGGTTGGATTGTTAGTTAACGGACTAACAGACTCACTCAAATCTCAATTTTCTTCTCTCGGAAATGAATTGTCATCAGGTTCTGGAGAGTCTGCATTAAATGAATTGATAACTGCCGCAAAAGATGTTAGAAATGCAGCCACAGAAGTCGCTAATGGAACATTAAATACTTTTAGTAATGCCGGTAACGCTCTAGGAGATATGGGTAAAACAATTTTTTCACCAACATCACAAGACTTACAAAACGGCGAATTAGCTATCGACAATATCCTGAAACAAACTAATTCGTTTGGCCAAGATAGTTTAACTAAAACTAAATTTGATTTATCTTCAGTAACCAAAACTCCATAGTGAAATTGAAAAAAGGAAATAGTAATGGTCGATGAATATAAAAAAGGAAAACCTGCCGGAGATACAACCTGGCTAGAACCAGAGTCGGACGCTAACCGAGATACTCCACCGGAGTATCCGTATAATAATGTTACTGAAACTGAGTCCGGTCATCTTTTCGAATTAGACGATACTCCTGGTAGAGAACGAGTTAGGTTAAATCATAGGACTGGCACGTTTATAGAGATGCAAGCCGATGGTACTGAAGTACATAAAATTGTTGGTGATGGTTACGAGATAATCGCTAAAGATAAAAATGTACTAATCGAGGGTATTTGCAACATAACAATTAAAGGCGACTGTTTAATGACAGTCGAGGGCAACAAAAAAGAACGTGTGAAGGGTAACTACGAACTCTTGGTTGATGGCAACTTCACACAAGTTGTGCAAGGAGAATCTGAAATTGTTTCAGAAGGTGATACGACGATTGGATGCAATCAAAGTCTTTTAGGAACTTTGAGACTAGCTGTTGGTGACCAATTGTATGTTGACGGCGACCTGAGTGTTGGTGGTTCAATCACAGGAGATATTATCACTTCTAAAACTAGAGTTGATGCTGGAACTGGAGTTAGAGCTGGAGCGTTAGGTTTTGTTTCAACAACTGGAGGACTTTCAATAGGTGTTCCTGCTGCCGCACCATTCACCATAGTTTGTTCTGGATCGATATTTGCGGGTGTTTCTATGAATTCTCCTCTGGGACTTTGGGGAGTTTCGAGAGCAGTTCTAATGACGGACTCAATCAACAAAACAATTTTTAACGTACATAGACACCCTAAAACCGGTAGAGCTAGACCAAAATTTGTATAATGAAAGGAAATTGAATGTCAAGTATTTTTTCTAGATTACAATATAATTTTAGTGACCCAGATAATGCGGTAAAACCTTATGACCAGCCTGTTTTGGAACACCTACAATCGCTGCCTCCATTACTAGAGAATTGGCAATTTGAGGATATTGCAAATACTGATACTGATGGTTACTTTGTTAATCCTGTAGCGAACGCAATAAATGAAATCATATCGTATTCAAATTTGATTGCATCAGATTCGAACAACGTCACATCACTCAATGTTGTAGAGACTGAGTGTGCGGTGGTTTCGAATGTATCACAAGATTATTTGGACCATACGAATAGAATTTCTGGAGTAACGAATTTTGAATCATCAAATGGAAATATTGATTTATTGGTAGAAGATAAACCATTTTTGATTACTGGGCTAGGTGTTGGTACAACATTATCATATTTGACTTATCAATATGATGGCGTATCGAACACATCAACCACTCTAGGAAATTTCACAAGCATTTTAGTGGGGGATACATTAAATAATTACGCCAATCAACTTGGAGACATACAGCAAACCGTAAACAATAGTATTTCTGTGACTATGTTCGAAAAAACTTCAAACTTAACATCACAACAAATAAGTGATATAGAAACTTTTATTACGGATCTCGGAAACTTTTTGCAGGCGAGAATAGACCATGATGAAAACTTTTATACACAAAGTTTAAGTGTTTTATCCGATTACGATAAAGTCGAATTTTTCTCCGGTCCGTCAATGGGACAATCGAAATCGTATCTGGTTGACAATTTTATAGGCACCGAAAAAATAAAACAACGACTAAACCCAACATAAATAACAGATGGCAACAGTAGTCACAAAAACAATAAGAAAATTTAGCGATTTGGATTTGAAGTTTATAGTTCATCCATCGCGAAAAGATATTAACAAACATGTTGATGAGATGGCTGTTGTCTACGCGGTAAAAAATTTAGTATCTCTGAATTCATATGAAAAGCCTTTTCATCCAGAAATCGCCTCAAATGTTCGAAGATTGCTTTTCGAAAATATGGATGTTGTTACCGCCAGCGCTCTTCAGAGAGAGATACAAGAAGTTATTGAAAACTTCGAGCCCAGAGCTCGAGTGATTGATGTTTCAGTTAGACCAGATTATGACAGAAATTCTTTTGAGGTAACTTTAAAATTTTCTATAGTTAATAGGACAGAACCCATAGTAGTAACATTTTTCTTAGAAAGATTACGTTAAAAAAATGTCAAATCAGCAACTTACTGTTACCGAATTAGATTTCGATACAATCAAAAATAATCTTAAAAATTTTTTAAGAAGTCAATCTGAATTTCAAGATTACGATTTTGAAGGATCTGGTTTAAACATTCTCTTGGACATTCTTGCATATAATACGCACTACAATGCTTATTATTTGAACATGGTAGCTAATGAATCTTTTTTAGATAGTGCAAGTCTGAGAGATTCAGTAGTCTCTCACGCAAAGACTTTAGGATATACTCCATTCTCGGTATCATCTTCTAGAGCAACAATCAATTTAACTTTTTCTGGAGCCTCAACAACAGATACGACACTCTCTCTGAGAAGAGGGTTTTCATTTAAAACCAGTCTTGTGGACAATCGTTCATTTAATTTTGTTGTACTTAATGAAACAACAGTAACTAAAGCCAACAATGAATTCTATTTTGAAAATTTAGAAATAAATGAGGGCGAATTATTGGTTTACAATTTTGTCTGTGATGAACAAACTAATCCAAAGTACATATTTACCATACCAGAAACTAATATAGACACCGAAACAATTACTGTTAAAGTCCGCGATTCATTATCAAATACTTCGTCGGAAGTCTATGAACTGGTGAATGATGTTACTGAAGTGACTCCAGATTCAAAAATTTTCTATTTACAAGAAGGTAGAAATAATAGATATCAAATATATTTTGGTGATAATATTTTGGGTAAAAGACCAAAAAATCAGTCGATTGTTACGGTCGAATATTTGGTAACTAACGGGCCAGACGCGAATAAGATTTCAAATTTTGTTGTTGCGGATACTGTAGATACAGATTTCAATTCTTACTCTTACACCTTACAAACGGTACAAGAATCTTCGGGAGGTTCGTTAAGAGAAACTGTCGATTCAATCAAAAAACTGGCCCCAACACAATTCACCAGTCAAGATAGATTAGTCGCCATCTCTGATTATGAATCATATATTATCAGAAAATATCCAAAACTAGACTCCATTTCAGTTTGGGGTGGTGAAGAAGAATCTCCGCCGATTTATGGTAAAGTTTTCATTTCTCTTAAACCGACAGATGGTTATTTCATTTCTGAGTCGGAAAAAGATAGAATTTTAAAAGATATAATTAAACCAAAATCTATTATAACTATTCGAAATGAATTTAGAGACCCAGAATATTTGTACTTGAATTTTTCAATCAAAGTTCAATACGATCCTAAAAAAACTATAAGCACATCTGAAGCTCTAAAAACTTCGATTAGACAGTCGGTGTTTTTTTACAAAAACGAAAATCTCAATAAATTTAAATCTAAGTTTGCTATTTCCAAATTTCAAGAAGCTATAGACAATACTGATGTGAATTCAATTTTGGGTTCAGAGACAATTCTTCGAGCACAAAAAAGATTTTTGCCTACATTAAACGCAACAAATAACTATGTTCTAGATTTTGATGCAGCAATAACTCAGGGAACACCAATCAACAAGGTAAGTTCTTCGGAGTTTGACGTTTTAGATGCAGACAATATTCGTAGGACGGTTTTCATAGAAGAAATTCCTAAATCATCGACAGGAATAAATTCAATTGATATTCTAGATTCTGGTTCCGGTTATACAACAGAACCAACAGTAACTATTGTTGGTGATGGATTTGGAGCAACAGCTCGAGCAATTGTTGAATTTGGTAGAATTCAAAGTATTGTAATTACTAATCCCGGTATTGATTATAATAGAGCTACAGTAGTGATAAGTGGAGGCAATGGATTTGGCGCTTCTGCTCAGGCAGTTATTGATAACAGTATTGGAAAATTAAGAGCCGTTTACTATACCTCTAGTGCTGAAAGAGTTGTTGTCATTCCCGATTTGGGTGAGATAAATTATTTGTCAGGTGTCATAACATTAAATGATTTGAATATACTTTCTTCTTCAACCTCTGATGGTTATGTGAGAGTGAATTGTGGTCTTCAAGATAACATAATTCAGTCCAATAGAAATACCATTTTAACCATTGATGAAAATGATTCCTCCGCAATTGGAATAACTTTAATACCAATATAAACAATGTCTGATTTAAAAACTTCACTACTGATAAACAGACAAGTACCGGAATTCATTCGAGATGAATATCCATTGTTCATTTCTTTTTTAGAGGCTTATTATGAATATTTGGATAGTCAAAATAGTGTCTATGGTAAGGGAAAAGATTTACGTTATATAACAGATGTAGATTCGTCACTCGATGAATTTGAAAAGAATTTTTTTAATAGTTTTCTACCTTTTATACCACTAGACGCAAAATTAAGCAAAGATATTCTGATAAAGAATATTCTTCCATTATATCTTTCAAAGGGCTCTGAAAGTTCTTATAAACTTTTGTTTAGAATGTTGTTCAACGATAGTGCGTCAGTTGATAGCCTATCAGATAATATACTTAGAGCTTCTGATGGTAGATGGACGAAAGAACAAATTCTTCGTGTTGAACCCACCGTATATAGTGAGTACATTTCAGATGGCACCAAGAAAGTTTATTACGTTCCCTATGAAACAAATGCGGACAATTTGAGCATTTATGTTAATGACGTTTTAACAAACGATTATTATTACCAAAAAGAATATAGAAGGGTGGTTTTCAACGAATCACCAGCATCCAACACAACAATTAAGATATATTATGATAATTTCATTATTTCTTTCATAGAAAATAGAAAAATAACAGGCAGACTGTCGAGTGCCTTTTCTATAATTGAAAACACGGCAAAAAGAAATGTTGGTGGTTTAACATTTTTTCAATTGTTCTTGAACGAAAAAAACACTACGGGTAGTTTTATAAATGGAGAGTTTTTAACAACTTCCATTATAGACGATACAGACAATGAAATACCATTAACACTTCAAGCATATTCAGATATTCAAAAAATAACTATTACTGATGGTGGATCTAGTTATAATGTCGGCGACCCAGTAATCATTCTTGGTACATCAACAACTAAAGCATTAGCCATAGTTGATGAAGTTGCTTCTGGTGTAGTTGAAGAATTAAATGTGTTATCTGGCGGTGTGGGTTTCAAATTAAACAACCAAATACAAGCCAATGGATATTCAAACACATTTTTCTCTGCTGTTGTGGATATTGTAGACTCAACAGGAATAACGACACCAAATACTGTAAATGTTAACATAGATATCATATCCGATTATGCGAATGTAAACATTTCTGATTTGGATTATGGATTTCCAGGAGCCTTGACTGAAAATGCCAATTCAATAATCTCAGAATCACTCACTTATGAAACCATAAGTGACCTTGGAATTATCACTTCTACTAATGTTCAGGTGAGTTTGGTTACTTCCTCTGAACCACTAGACCTGAGAATTTTTTCCACGCAAATATCGAACACAAGTTTAAGATTAAAGGACTTGGATATAATTGGTAAAATAAATGTTACCTCAAGTGGCTCGGACTATTCTGTTGGTGACAGACTCATTTTCACAAATGTTCCTCCGCACTTTTCCGGTCAAGGTGCCAATGCGTTTGTGTCAGCTGTCACAGCAGGAACAAATGGTATTAGTAAGATAACGATTGTAGACGGAGGCCTCGGTTATAATATTGCACATCCTCCTCTGATAACAGTTTCTTCTGCAAATGGATCTAATGCAATATTGAATGTTTCTTTATTAATGGCTACTGGTGAATCATTCGAATCTGTTCCAGCAGAAAACCCTGCGGGAGAAATATTAAGAATCAAAATTCTTGAATCCGGTAGTGGTTACAGAATAACTCCTGGAATAGATTTATCACAATCTGGAGACGGAACAGCTAAAGCGTATGCCAATTTGACGGCTTCGGTTCAAGATATTCCTGGTCGTTGGAAATCCTTAGATGGTATTATCTCATCGGAAGAAATTAGATTACAGGGTAGAGATTACTATCTAGATTATGCATATGTTTTGAGTTCTCAAACAGAATTCAAAAGATATAAAACCTTACTAAAAGACTTATTGCATCCTTCGGGCTTAATAAATTATGCTCGCTACAAAATTGCGGTGCTTGCGAATTCGAATTTGCAAGGCATGGTAAATAGCACAATAACGAAAACTGTTGCTGGTACAGTTAATATTAATAGTTCAATTTATATAATTGGTACTAATACCTATTTCGAAGATGCTAACGCGGTCGGCATTATTGGCCCAGGCACACAAATTGCAATTAACGACGAAACTAGGACAATCAATTCGATATTGAGTAACACAGTAATGACTATCGACAGAGGACCAATAACATCTATTGAAATTGCAAACTCGGGTAACGGTTACACTAACGGATTCATTGTCTTTAGTAGTACAGACACCGATAATGTTGCAGCGAATGCCGCATTCACCACTAACAGCACAGGTTCGATAGTTAAAGTTGTGTTGAATACTGGAGGGTCTTATGCTGATGTTCCTACGGGAACTCCTAGCACGAACGGAAATAATGCGACCTTCACCGTTTATGGTGGCGGACAATTTAACACCAATTCAAACAACAAAATTATTAAAATTGTGTGATAAATAAACTCTATGGCTAATTACTATCTTTCTAGAAAATACAAAACAGAGGCGGCAAAATCCTTTAAAGAAGTATTTGCAAAAAATGATAATAGGACTGTCGGTTACATTTATCTTTCAAAATCGACAAACTATGCAAACGACAATGTTGTTTCTACAATCACGGATACTGCTGTGAATGAAAAAAGTATTTGGGATAATATGATTGCAGCCAAAAAAGTTTTTCCCGGTGACATTGAATATGTGATTCCAAGATATGTTTGGTCTGCAAATACAAAATACAAACAATATGATGATACTGTCGAACTAGATTTTTTATTATCAACAACATATGATGAGAATGACGAAAGAATCATATATCCGATGTATGTTATGAACACACAGGGAGATGTGTATAAATGCCTGTGCAATAACGTATCAGGATTGTCGACCGTCGAACCCACAGGAAATTATAACGAAAATGACGGGTTCATATATACCGCAGATTCTATCTCCGATTCCACCGGTTATTTGTGGAAATATCTTTACAATGTCAGGGATTCTAATAAATTCTTGACAGACGATTGGATGCCGGTACCCTATGCAATAGCTAATGTATCGAACATCAATTATGACATAGGAAATAACAATTTGCTCGATGGTGGACTCAGTAAAATTGTTATAACTAGTCGCGGTGAAGGATATACAGACACTACAGTAAATGTACAGTCGTTCGCTATAAGCTCGGATTCAATCATCATAAGTGATGATATAGACCTTTCCTCGTCCAACATAAAGTTAAATATGTCTGTTAGTGGACAGGGAATAATCGATGGAACCTACATAACGGGTTTAACAACCGAAACAAAAACAGTCACACTCTCAAATCCAACAATATCTGCTGGTGGAGGCACTTTCGCCAACTCTATTACATTTTCAACTAGAATTGTGATTGAAGGTGATGGTTCTGGAACGCTTACAGACTACATATACGCAAACACGCAAATCAGTAAAATAGAAGTCATAAACAGCGGTGTTGGTTACACTAGAGCAAATGTCATAATTTATGGATCTGGAACAGGAGCTTCGGCTAGAGTTGTTTTGCCTCCAAAATTTGGGCATGGTTATAATCCAGCGGTCGAGCTCGCAGCAAATAATGTAATGGTACTTTCTAGAATTGGAGACGTTGATGCCTCTGAATCGGGAATTATTCCAACAGACGTATCATTTAGACAATACGGCCTTCTTACAAGCCCTATAAAATATGGCAATTCATCTCCAGTCGATTATGCTAACGCGAATACTGTCATTTCACAATTGTCTAATGTCACGCTTTTGAGTGGTGCGGAATATTTGCAAAATGAACAAGTATTTCAAGGCTCTCCAACGTCCAAAACATTTGAAGGTTATGTTGTGAGCCAAACATCTACTGTTGTTAAATTGTCTAATGTTTACGGAACAATTTCTGTCGGCGCGCCATTAATTGGCGCAAACTCCAGTGTTTCGAGGCCTGTTGTTTCTTTGCAAAACTCAGAATTTCAACCTTATGCTGGCGACATACTATATAATAATAATATTTTGAAAGTAGACCGGTCTATTGGCCAAGCAGAAGAAATTAAATTAGTATTTCAATTTTAAGGTTTATTCATGTCATATAACTTCAACACCAATCCCTACTACGACGATTTTGATGAGAATAAAGGATATCAGAGAGTCCTTTTCAAGCCAGGATTCGCTGTTCAAGCGAGAGAACTCACTCAGTTACAAACGGCAATTCAAAGTCAAATTGAAAAATTTGGCCAACACTTCTTCAAGGACGGTTCAATTGTTCTGGGAGGATTGTTCAATATTGACACAAACATAGACTATGTAAAAATTACAAACGATTTAGATTCTCTAAAATCTTCGATTGGTGACCTTGAAGGTAAGTTTGTTTTGGGACAAACTACAGGAATAAGAGCATATGTCTACAAAGTTGCTTACAGGGCTGAGTGGAACTATTCTTTTGATGTATTAATGGTTCGTTATGTGTCGGCGGCCGGTGCAGTCGATAGTTCAACAGTTTTTGCTGACGGTGAAGAATTGTTGATTGAGGATACCACTTCAACAATTACGGCAACGTCTACTTCAGCCACAGGCAAAGGTTCAATTTTCGAAATTGAAGAGGGTATAGCATTCACTAGCGGTTTCTTCAGTAAATTTTCGAAACAAAGTATCATATTAGATCCATTAGACCAAGAGCCTGACTGTAAAGTGGGTTTTGATGCTGTCGAGTCCATCACCACATCTTCACAAGACACTTCACTTTTAGATCCTGCTTTGGGATCATACAACTATTCTGCTCCTGGTGCAGATAGATTAAAAATATCTCCTCAATTAATTCGTCTCGAACTTGATGATACAACCACGGCACCAGAATTTTATTCATTGTTTATCATAGAAAATGGTGTCATTTCTCAAGTAAAAGAGAGGACACAATATTCAAGAATTTTAGATGAGTTTGCAAAAAGAACTTATGATGAGTCAGGAAATTATGTTGTCAGAGGATTTCAGATAAGAACGAGAGAACATAGAGACACCGGAGAAAATGAAGGCCTGTTAACTACGGGAAATCCAAATTTAATTGCAGTAGGCGTTGAACCTGGTACTGCATACGTTTTTGGTTATGAGGTCAACAAAGACAAGACAGAGTACATAACAACACCAAAAAGCACGACTTCAGTCAATGTAAACTCAGAAATTATTTCGTTGGAATCCGGTAATTATATTACCGCAAACCAAGTTGTTGGTTCAGTCATTTTAGATGATGCTGTTACCGTCAATCTCTATAATCATCCAGAAAGAAGAATTGCCAATAACACTTTGAGCACGACTACGCCAGTTGGAGATGTTGTCGGCACCGCAAAAGTTAAAAGTGTCGTCAGAAGTGGTTCAAACTATTTGATTTATCTTTTTGACGTTTCTATGAGTGGATCAAACTCGTTTACATCCAACGTCAAATCTTTGGGTACTTCTAGTTTTTTTGCTGATGTTGTTCTGACAGGCAACAACGCGGTGCTTCAAAATGGAAACGAATCGACTTTAATTTACAGACTTGGATCGGACTTTACCAAAACTAACAGAAGTTCTGATGGTTCTATTGACACAACATTTTCTTTCTTCAGAACCGAGGATGGTGTAACAGTTGGTACAAATGGAACTTTCACAGTAACAGTTTCTCCATCTCCAGAAACACACTCTTATGGAGTTGGTTCTTTGTCAACTTCTGACAAAAGTGGAATTATACTGTCTCTCAATTCTTCAGCTAACATTTCTCTACCCGGAACTGTTTTCGTAAATGTGAGTACCTCTAGCACCACAGTAATTGGTTCAGGAACTAGCTTTACCCGGCTGAATGTGGGTGATAGAATTTATGTTGGTTCTGCTAATGTCCCAAGATACGTTTCTTCTATTGTCTCAGATACACAACTGACTGTAACTTCAGCATTTACTTCAAACATCGGCATAGACAATAACTTGGTTGTCGCAAATTCAGCTCTAAAATCTTATCTAGTTGGTGATATTATCGACTTGACGGGTAAAGGAGTTGCTGCTGGTGAAACTAGAACAGTAACAGGAACAACAACCACTCAACTATCTTTCGATTTGAAAGAAACATATTCTTCTACATTAAGTGCAAATGTTTCGTTTAGTGCAACAAGAAATACTGCAAGAGAAATCGCAAAAACTTTAAGACCAAGCCGTTATGTCAAAGTAAACTGTACCACACTTTCTTCAAAAACTGGTGCGATAAGTCTTGGATTCTCGGATGTGTTTCAGATTCGCCAGATAAGAAAAGACTCTTCAGAGTTTACTACAAACACACAAGGCACTTTAGTAACAAGTTCATTCGTCTTCGATAGTGGCCAAAAAGATGACATGTACGACACCGCAAAAATTATTCCTAGAGTGCCTTTAGCTAATGGTGAACACCTTCTTGTAGAACTTGATTATTTTTATCCTGACTTTTCTTTAGGTGCGGGTTATTTCTCCATCGATTCTTATCCAATTGACGATGCTAACGCATCAACCACAACAATATTTACGCATGAAATTCCTGTTTATACGTCTGTTACGACAGGTTCAACATATGAACTTAGAAACTGTTTAGATTTCAGACCAGTTAAGGAAAGAACTGCAAATGATACAACTTCGATTTCCGATGCGACAACAAATCCCGCATCATCAAACACATTCATCTTTAAAGACACAAATGGTCTCAGAATTCCAAAGCCTGATTCTGATTTGATTACAGACTACCAATATTATTTGGCAAGAAATGATATGGTTATTTGTGGTACTGATGGTGTTGTAACAATAGTGCAGGGTGTCCCTGATATTAATCCTTATTTCCCAACAACACCAGAAAATTCCATGGTGTTGGCAAGCTTGTCTATACCACCATATCCTTCATTATCTTACACTTACGCTAGAATATTGGGTAAAGAGAGCTCTGGTGTTCTCGCAAGAACACTATCAAATCGTCGTTACACAATGAAAGACATTAACGTATTGCAACAAAGAATAGACAACCTCGAGTATTATAACGCAGTAAATCTCCTTGAAAAATCAGCTAGTGACCTATTGATACTTGACGAAAATGGTCTTGACAGATTTAAGAACGGATTTTTTGTTGACGGATTTTTAGACCATTCTCTTGGTGCTACAACAAATCCAGATTATGATATCGCTGTTGACAACAAAGAGGGTGTAATTCGTCCACATTTTGAACTAGACGCTTTCGAATATAGTAACAACGTCATTTCTTTAACGAATGCAGTAAAAAGAGGTCCTTTAATTGTTTTACCCTATACAGAAAAAGTTTTAGTTAGCCAAAACAGAGTGACTACAACTCGAAATGTGGAATTGAGTTCTTACAGATATATTGGAAGAATCACATTAACTCCACCGCAAGATGTTTGGGTTGATACAACCCTCGTAGATAAAACTTTCAATCTTGATAATAGCCCACTTCCACCAGTAACCATAACCACGTCCTGGGATTCTTGGTCAACACATATTACTGGAACTTCGACTTATAATGTTTATACTAGAGGTAAAGGAAATAGAAACGAAAAAACTTCTGGGCTAACTTCTTTAGGTACGTTCAATGACTATGCCTCAGCTCAAACGGCAGCAGGATCTAGACTAAGAACAAAATTAGAAACTTTGACAACTAGTACCGAGACTAGTACAAGAACTGGTGTTGAAACTACGGTAACAACTGTACAACAAACTCAGGAAATCGGATCATTCATTACAGATGTTTCAGTAATTCCATACATTCGACCACAGAATATTAAGATTTTTGCTCAAGGTTTAAAGGCAAACACAAGGTATTACACCTACTTCGACAACGAAAATATGTCTAGTTATATTACTCCTGTTTACGAACAGTCCTCTTTACCGAGAGGTGTGACAAATACTAGTCCATCGGAGGGAGATCCTTTATATTCTGATGCTGATGGTAGATTGACTGCAAATCTCAGATTGCCGGCAGGAAATGCTAAGAGATTTAGAACTGGTTCTAGGGAAGTTACTCTTACTGATAATCCTACAAATTCAGTTGATGCGTCCTCATATGCAAAGGCCTTCTTCTTTGCTTCAGGATTAAATGCAACTAGCCAAAGGACTTTTGTTTCGACTAGAAATGCTGTGGTCACTCAGAGAGAAGTCTCTGAAACACAAACAGTAGTTTTGCCTAGCACAAGAACGGTTGAGATTTTTGGTCCATCGTGTTCAGCATATTCATTCAAAGTTGAGGCTCCTCCAGGAGTGCCTGGAGTTTTCGTGACTTCGGCTGATGTGTTTATAGAATCTAAAGACCCCAAACTTGGCATCTGGTTTGAAATAAGAGAAATGAGTCCAGATGGTGGAATAACAAGAACTCAAGTACCCTTTAGTGAGGTTTGGTATAAGTCTAGTGAAGTTGTGACTACCTCTAATGCTGCTGTTGCACACACAGTAACTTTCCCAGCACCAGTATATCTTCTGAACGATACACAATATGCATTTGTGATTCACACAGAGGGTCTCAATCCAAATTATTATCTTTGGGTTTCCAATGTTGGCCAAACCGATGTTATTACGAGAACACCTGTAACTGGACGAGCCTTAACTGGCACCTTCTTCACAACAAATAATAATTTAAACTGGATTCCCGTTGATGGCGTCGATTTGAAATTTGTTCTTAGAAGAGCAAGTTTCTCTAATAACGTTATCGGACAAGCAGTTGTCGGTAATAAGGGTTATGAATTCTTCACAGTCGCAAATAATTCTATAGGCGAATACACAAACTACGGAGAAACAATTCAAGGTAGTTCATTCCTCACACTCACAAATGTTGTCGGCTCGAATACAATTGTTGTTACAGATAGAATTAGTGGGCCAAATGGATTCTCAAATGTAGTTTCAATTTCTGGATCAACTTACTACACGAACGGATTCAATTTGGAGGCCAATGATTCAATATCGATATTCAGTTCAACTGGAGTGTCAAAGTCAATAACAGCAACAGTTGCGACAATCACATATCCAACTGCAAAATTGAAACAATATTATGCTTCAAATTCAGAGATTCAGTTGGCCGATTCTACAGGCAACTTCTTTGCCAACGGAAGTATTCGCGGTTTGACTTCAAATAATGTTTCGACAGTTACGAGTATCAATGAGTGGAGATACTCAACAGTACAAATCAAACCTAGAAATCTTTTAATTCCAAATACAACTTGCACTTTCGGATTTAAGGGTATCAAAACATCTACAGGAACACTAGACAGTTCATTCACCACTTTGCCGGCCGACGAAACGATAGAATTCGAAAATGAATATACTATTAAGTCTCGCTCTACTGAGGTCTCAAGTTATTCTGGTGCGAATTCGACACAGTTGTCAGCCTCATTCACTTCGGAAAACGAATATGTTTCTCCTGTAGTGTTTGACTTAGATGGTAGCAATATAATTGCCGTCAGAAACATAGTCAATTCAAACACTACGGGTGAAACTAATCCGAGCGGCGGTAATCTACTCAATCGTTACATTTCAAAAACCGTCACTTTAGCGGATGGCCAAGATGCGGAAGATTTAATTGTTTACTTGTCCGCATACATTCCTCCCACGACAGATGTTAAAGTTTGGGTCAAAGTTAGAAATGCAAACGACCCTCAAGGATTCGATGAAAAACAATATATTGAACTTGAGAGAGAAAACACTACAGCGGTCTCTTCACTCTCCGATAAAAATAATTTCATTGAATTGAAGTTCAAATTCCCTGTATCTTACATGACAGGTGGAGATTACGGTTCATTTGAATACACATCAAATGGCTCTACTTTTGGTGGCTTCAAACAATTTGCCGTTAAGGTTGGATTACTCGCAACAAATAGTTCTGTAATTCCTAGAGTAACCGACCTGAAAGCCATTGCGTTGCAAATGTAATCATGGAAATTAAAACAGACATTCCTGGAGTTTATAGAGAAGATAGTGGCGCTCTGATAAATAGAGACAATTCTAGTTTATTAAATTACAAGAGTAAAAAGGAATTGAATAGAAAAATTTCTTCACTCGAAAAAAAGATTGATTATCTTCTTGATGAGAACCATTCAATCAAAAAAGTTTTGGAACAATTAACTAGCGAAGACAAGTAAATGCCAATCAAACAAATTACAACAAGCAATACTTTTGCCCAATGGTTAACTGCTACGCAGGCGTTAATTGAAAACCAAAACTATTATGAAAACAATCTAAATGTCGTTATAGACACCGCAAATACTGTTGCAAATGTATATCTTGTAGACATTGATTCGACGTATAGTAATACGGTAAATGTTTTCTTAAATACAACAGCGGTATACAGCAATACGGTAAATGTTTTCATTAACACCACTTCGACGTATAGTAACACAGTAAATGTTTACAATGACATTCGTTCATATGTAAATTCTGCATTTGATACTGCAAATTCTGCAACAGTTGTGGCACAGCAGGCATATGATACTGCAAACTTAGCAATTTTAGCCGCAAATGCTGCGACCTCAAATATCATTGCTGCGTTGGCATATCAACGCGCTAATGACGCATACGATTTAGCTTCATCGGCCAATGTTCATGCACAAGCAGCTTTCGACAAAGCAAACACAACCTCCGGAAATATATTCAGCACGATTGCGGTTTCTGGCCAGAGTGATGTTGTCGCATCTTCAAATAATACGGTTTTGAATCTTGCTGCTGGTGATAATATTACAATTACCACAGAACCGTCATCAAATACGATTACAATTACCTCAACTGGCGGTTCTCTAGGTGGTGCTCAAAGTACACAAGCAATTGCGAACACGCTTGCACTCAGAGACGAAAATGCAGATTTATATGCAAACAACTTCTACTCCACTTCAGATTTCAATTTAAAAGAAAATATTCGAACAATTGAAAATGCAGTCAATACAGTCATTGAACTTCGTGGTGTGCGATTTAATTGGAAAGGTTCAAGTATTGACCAATTAGGTATGATTGCTCAGGAAGTCGAACGAGTTCTTCCAGAAGTTGTGTCTGATACAGAAACAAAATCTGTCAATTATGCGGTTGTTGTGTCTGTGTTGATTGAAGCAATAAAAGAACTAAACGAAAGAATCAAAACTCTGGAGAATCGTTAAGTGGCGTTTATTCGAAACGGACAAGGCGACTTAAAAGAAGTTTTCATAACTGAAGCCGAGATTATTGACAGGTATGTTGGTAATCAACTTTGGTTGTGGGGTGCGGATGGAGGTGTTGGCACATTAGGTACCAATACAACAACAGACCGTTCTTCTCCAGTACAAACAGTATCAACAGGTAACAATTGGAAACAATTTGATGCAGGATTCGCACTTTTTTCTCACTCAGCTGCTATTAAAACAGATGGTACACTCTGGTTGTGGGGTAATGCTGCTTGTGGCAGATTAGGCAATAATTCAACAACATCTCGTTCCTCTCCAGTACAAACAGTATCCACAGGTACCAATTGGAAACAAGTTAGTTTAGGTGTTTATCACTCAGCTGCTATAAAAACCGATGGAACTCTTTGGTTATGGGGTGAAGGCTTTAGTGGTAATTTAGGTAACAATTCAACACTAATTCGATCCTCTCCGGTACAAACAGTATCCACAGGTACCAATTGGAAACAAATCAGTATAAGTTCGGGTCATTCAGCTGCTGTAAAGACAGATGGTACGCTTTGGTTGTGGGGATGTGGAAAATATGGTCAATTAGGTAACAATTCATCACTAAACAGTTCATCACCAGTCCAAACAGTATCAACCGATACGAATTGGAAGCAGGTATCTTTGGGTGGTGGTGCATCAGCAGCTGCTATTAAAACAGATGGTACTCTCTGGTTATGGGGTTCTGATCCAGGTTCCACTCTTCGAAGTAGTCCGGTCCAAACAGTATCAACAGGAACTAACTGGAAACAAGTCAGTTTAGGACACGGTGGTCTTGGATCCGTATCAGTAGCTGGTATTAAAACGGACGGTACCTTATGGTTATGGGGCCCTGGTTCTTGTGGTAAATTAGGTAACAATTCAACAACGGGTTCAAGTTCTCCGGTTCAAACAATAACTACGGGCAACAATTGGAAACAAGTGTGTATGAGCACATGTCACGCAGCTGCTATCAAGACAGATGGTACACTCTGGTTATGGGGTAGAAATAGATGTGGTGTATTTGGTAACAATTCAGCAGTAGACCAATCATCACCAGTACAAACAATAACCACAGGTACCAATTGGAAACAAGTCAGTTTAGGTGTTTATCATTCAGGTGCTGTTACCTTCACAGAATTCTAAATAGAGAGTTAACTATGGAGATTCAATTAAAATGTATGTAATCACACATCATCATGACTATGACGAAGTTCTTCTCGGACCAATCGAATGGAATCCAAGATTCATCGCATCGGTTCTTCAAACAGACTTAGACCTTCCATTCAGACCAGTCATAAAAGATACAGATAAAGACAGAGTTCCTTACGACATTGTTGAAAATGTTCGAGTTAGACCAGTCACTTTTGTTACTCCGGACCATGACCCCAAAACCCAGTTTCTTGTAGGTCCTTATTGGTCTTATACCGAGAATGAAGCAACTGCAACTTATAATGTTGAATATAAGAACATCGACATTGTTCGTGGTGAAATCAAACAAGAACTTGCTGCAAAGAGATATGAAAAAGAAGTCTCTGGTGTTAAAGTCACATTACAAGGACAGGAAGTTTCTCTGACAACAATGCGTGGTGACAGAGAACTCTATGCACAAAAGTATCTTCTGATGGGTGATTCTGACACAATCGAATGGAAATTTCCAGAAGGTTGGATGACATTAACGAAATCAGAAATGTTAGATGTTGTCAATGCAGTCAACAATCATGTTCAGTCTGCGTTTGCATGGGAACTTGGCAAAGCAATGACACTCGACGCATCAGCAACTCACGCAGAACTCACTTCTGTGTCTTTAACTGAGGGTTAAGAATGCCTAACGGCGTACCATTTTGTACCGGATTTAAAGATTCTTACTTAGAAACTTTGGATGTTCCTGCCGGAAGTTCCATCTGTTTCCCAGCAAATCTGAAAGACTCGATTTGGCAACTTGATGGTGATTTAAATTTCTATATAGACGCTTTAAGTTTAGGTTATAGGCATTCAGCTGCTATTAAAACAGATGGTACTCTTTGGTTATGGGGGTTTGGTTCTTCTGGTCAATTAGGTAACGATTCAACCATAAGCCAATCCTCTCCAGTACAAACAGTATCAACAGGTACCAATTGGAAACAGGTAGATTTAGGTCG